GGACCCATGGGTCATCCGCTGGGAGCAGGCCATGCAGAAAGCCCTGTTCCTGCCGGAAGAGAAGAAGCAGTATTTCCTGAAGTTCAACGTGAACGGCCTCATGCGCGGCGATTACGAGAGCCGCATGACCGGGTACAGCATCGGCCGGCAGAACGGCTGGCTGTCCGCCAACGATATCCGGGAGATGGAAGACATGAATCCCGTACCCGATGAGGAAGGCGGCAATCTGTACCTGGTGAACGGCAGCATGACCAAGCTCAAGGATGCCGGGGCCTTTGCCCAGAAGGGAGAAACGAATGAAACATAAATTTTGGAAGTGGGTGACCAATGCGGTTCCCGATGCCTTCGGCAGTGAACGGACGCTGTACCTGGACGGCCAGATTTCGGACGAGACCTGGTGGGGCGATGAAGTGACCCCGAAGGCTTTCAAGGAAGAACTGAATGCGGGCAGCGGCGACATCACCCTCTGGATCAACAGCCCGGGCGGGGACTGTTTTGCCGCTGCCCAAATTTATAACATGCTCATGGATTATCCCGGGAACGTTACCGTCAAGATCGACGGCCTGGCGGCTTCGGCTGCCTCCGTCATCGCCATGGCCGGGACGAAGGTCTGCATGTCGCCGGTGGCTATCCTGATGATCCACAATCCGGCGACCCTGGCTTATGGGGATAAAGCCGAGATGGAAAAGACCATCGGCATGCTGAGCGAAGTCAAGGAGAGCATCATCAATGCCTATGAAATCAAGAGCGGCCTGGCCCGCACGAAGATTTCGCACATGATGGATGACGAGACCTGGCTCAATGCCCGGAAGGCCGTGGAACTGGGCTTTGCCGATGAGATCCTTTTTGACCAGGAAGACGGAGAACAGCAGCCGGAAGCCATGCTGTACAGCCCGGTCACGGTGACGAATTCCTTTGTACAGAAACTGAAACCAAAGAAACCCTTGCAGAAAGTGCCAGCCGCTTCCTTAGAGAAACGGCTGGCATTGCTCATTCATTGACAGGAGGACAAATACAATGGATACGAGTTTAGCACTGCGCGAGAAGCGCAAGAACCTCTGGGATGCGGCGAAAGCCTTCCTGGATACGGCCCGCGATGAGAACGGCATGGTATCGGCAGAAGATGCATCCCGGTATGACAAGATGGAAGCGGATGTGGTGAATCTGGGCAAGGAAATCGACCGCCTGGAACGCCAGCAGCAGCTCGATGCCCAGCTGGCCCAGCCGACATCTTCTCCCATCACGGAACAGCCCGGTGCTGGGAACCAGGCCCCGGAAAAGAAAGGCCGTGCATCTCTGGCTTACCGAAAAGCCTTCTGGGACAGCATCCGCCATAAAAACTTCATCGATGTACAGAACGCCCTGAGCGTGGGCACAGATGCCGATGGCGGCTATCTGGTGCCGGATGAATTCGAGCATCAGCTCATCGACAAGCTCCAGGAAGAGAACTTCTTCCGCGGCCTGGCAACGGTCATCCATACCAGCGGCGACCGCAAGATTCCTGTCGTGACGGGACATGGCGAAGCGTCCTGGATGGAAGAGAACGGACTCTATCCGGACAGCCAGGATACTTTCGGCCAGCAGTCCATCGGGGCGTACAAGCTGGGTACGGCTATCCGTGTATCGGAAGAACTTCTGAATGACAGCGTCTTCGACCTGGAAAGCTATATCGCCGGCGAATTTGCCCGCCGTATCGGCACGAAGGAAGAAGAAGCTTTCCTCACGGGCGACGGGAAGAACAAGCCGACTGGCGTGTTCCCGTCTGCGGAACTGGGCGTGACGGCCAATGGCGCATCCATCACCTTTGATGATGTCATCGACCTGTATCATTCCCTGCGTATCCCGTACCGCCGCAAGGCCGTATGGCTCCTGAACGATGCTACGATCAAGGCCCTGCGCAAAATCAAAGACAACAACGGCAACTACATCTGGCAGCCGTCTGTCACGGCCGGGACACCGGATACCATCCTGAACCGTCCCTGCTACAGCACATCCTTTGCCCCGGAACTGGCGGCCGGCAACCGTCCCATGCTCTTCGGCGATTTCAGCTACTATTGGATTGCCGACCGGGAATACCGCTCCTTCAAGCGGCTCAACGAACTGTATGCCGCCAACGGCCAGATCGGCTTCCTCGCAAGCCAGCGCGTCGATGGCATGCTGATGCTGAAGGAAGCGGTCAAGGCCCTGGAGATGAAGGCGAAGGGATAAGCCATGCTGGTCAGCCTGGAAGAAGCCAGGGAATATCTGCGGATTGATGAGGGTGATACGTCCAATGATGACGTCATCCTGTCTTCCCTGGAAACGGCCCAGGCCTTGTGCCTGGACCTGGCCCGCTGCGAGGAAGCGGATGCCGAAGAGAATCCCGTCGTGTTCCATGAAGCCATCCTCTATGCCGCCGCCTTTTTGTACGAGCATCGGGAAGAAGCCGATTATTCCGGCCTGCTGAAGCGGCTGCGGTGGCTGCTGTTCGGGGTGCGGCGGAGCTGTTTTTGAAAGGGGGATGCCCATGAAGACCGGGCTTTTGAACAAACGGATTGAAATCCTGGGGAAGCAGGCGGCAACGGATGCATACGGCTTCGACACCCAGACCGACGTCGTGGTGTACCGCTGCTGGGCATCCATCGAGCCCGCCCGGGGAAAAGTGTTCTATGAGATGGAACGCAAGGCGGACACGGAGTACAGCAAGATCACTATCCGCTGGCGGCCGGGCGTTACTCATGACATGAAGGTGAAGTACCAGAATCACCTGTACGACATCGACACCATCGTGGACCCGTACATGCGCCATGAAGCCCTGGAACTGTACTGCATGGAAGAAGTGAGGGGGACGGACAATGAGCGGAAGTGACTTTGAGGTCAAAGGATTGGATGATTTTTCAGAAAAACTGCTTTCTGCCATTGAAGATTTTCCCGGCACTGCCGAAAAGGGCCTGGTAACAATTGGCAACAAGCTCAGGAAGGAATGCGTGAAGAACACGCCGGAAGGCAGCACGGGCAAGCTGAAGAAAGGCTGGAAGCACAAGGTAGAAGGCTATAACGGCTCGGAGCTGACCTATGAACTGGTCAACCGGCACCCGGTCCATCACCTGCTCAATAACGGCCATGTCAAGAAAACGCCGGGCGGCAGGACCGTTGGCTATTATGAAGGCCAGCATTATACGGAGAAATCCGTCAAGGCCTTCGAAGCCCGGGAATTGCAGCCGGGCCTGGAGAAACTGGCGAAGAAGCTCCTGAAGAAAGCAGGCGGCACATGATCCATGACATCGACATCCTGCAGGCCATACAGCAGAAGCTGAAGGAACAGTTCCCGTATCCCGTGTACCTGCAGGAAGTGAAGGAAGGGTTCCGTCCGCCAGCGTTTTTCCTGAAGACGATGACGGTGGCTTCGCCCCAGGGCCGCAGGGAAGTGTACCGGGATACAGATATGTACATCACCTATATACCGCAGAAGCAGACGGCCAGCGCATCTATCTATGAAGTGCTGGCTGCTGCAGAAGACCTGTTCCGTGACGGGATTGCCGTCCAGGACAGGTTTTTTGCTGTCCGCTCGATGAACGAGGAACTCATCGGGGCGGATAACGACGGCGGCCGGCTGACGCTGACCGTCCAGTACTACGATTCCGCAGATGAAACGGAAGCAGCCGAACGGATGAAAGTGATGCATCAGCGGTATCGGGGAAAGGAGACAACGAAATATGAAAATGCCATCCATTAATGTCGTGTTCAAGGAAAAAGGCATCAGCGCCATCGAGCGCAGCGAGCGCGGCATTGTCCTCATGATCCTGAAGGAAGAGACCCTGCCTTCGGTGACGGAAGTGAACCTGTACACGGCAGATGACATTCCCAAGGAGCTGTCTGACAGCAACCGGGAGCAGCTGGAACTGGCGCTCCGGGGCTATGTGAACAGCCCGAAGAAAGTCATCGCCGAAATCATCAGCAGTGAAGCCGAGGACTATACGGATATCCTGAAGGTTATCGAGAACAAGCGCTTCGACTACCTGGTCATCCCGGACATCGGGACGTCGCACATCGATACTATCGCCACCTGGGTCAAGGGGATGCGTACCAATAAAGACAAGATGATCAAGGCCGTCCTGCCGGATTGTACGGCAGATACGGAAGGCGTCATCAACTTCGTCAACAAGACCATCCGCACGAAGAGCAGGACCTATACGACGGCCCAGTACTGCAGCCGCATTGCCGGCATCATCGCCGGGACGCTCATGACGATTTCCTGCACCTACGCGCCGCTGCCGGAAGTCATCGGCTGCGATGTGTGGACGAAAGAGGAAATGGACACCATGGCCGGAGCGGGGAAGCTGTTCTTCTTCTTTGACGGCGAAAAGGTGAAACTGGCCCGGGGCATCAACTCCCTGGTGACCACCGTCCAGGACAAGGGGACGAGCTTCCAGAAAATCAAGCTTGTGGACCTGATGGACATGATGCACGATGACATCCGCACGACGGCCCAGGACCATTACCTCGGGAAGTACGCCAACAGCTATGCGAACCGCTGCCTTCTGGTGACGGCCATCCAGGGGTATCTTGACCAGCTGGCCCAGGAAGGGCTGCTGGAACAGGACCAGAACACAGCCTATATCGATGTGGAATCCACGAAGATATGGCTGGAATCCAACGGCAAATACACCAAGGCGGAACTGGCAGACATGTCCGATATGGATATAAAGCTGGCCAATATCGGCAGTAATGTGTTCATCGCCGTCAAGGCATCGCTGCTGGATGCCATGGAAGATGTCACGATTACCATCAATATCTGAGGGGGTGAAGCCGGATGAACAGTATGGAAGCCAAACGGGTCATGAACGGCAAGTACGCCGATTTGTATATCGACGGCGACCTCATGGCCGAAGCAACGGCATTCAAGGCCGAGGTCACGCTGACCAAGGAAGAAGTAAAGATGCTCCGCCATGTGGGCAAAGGCTACAAGGTCACAGGCTACGACTGCAAAGGTCAGCTGAAGCTGCATAAGGTGTCGAGCTACATGATCCGGAAGATGAACGACAACATCAAGGCGGGCAGGCAGACTGTCGTGACCATCGTCTCCGTCCTGGATGACAAGGATGCTATCGGCAGCGAGCGCATCGTCATCAAGGATGCGACCTTTGACAGCCTGATTCTGGCCGACTGGGAAGTGGACAAGATGGGCGAGGAAAGCTACAGCTTCACCTTCTCGGACTGGGACCTCTTGGATTTAGCATAAGGAGAACAAGCACATGAATATGGTAGACCGGCTACTGAAAGCAGATGTAGTGAACAAGCTGGCCGAACGGCCTGAAAAGAAAGTGAAGATGGAACGGCTCTCGAAGCTGTTCGGGTTCGATTTTGTCATCACGCTCCGGGCCATCGACCCGGAACGCTATGCGGATATTCAGAAGATGGCCGTGGACTTCACCAACGGTAGCGCCGACAACATCGACATTTATCAGAT